AGATTGAATGATTTTGGTGGCCAATGGGGTTTTTACCGAAGGTATTGCAATGCGTTTCGTGACAGATTTGGTCAATGGAACATTTCTGGTAACTCCCACATGGATGAACTGAATGAACGTCTCAGAAGTATTTGTTACATTCGCAGAACAAAAGAACAAGTCCTCAAGGATTTACCACCCGTGCGTCATGTCCCCTTAGTTGTTGCTGGAACAGACGCAGGGATGAGGGAATATCGTAAGGCTGAAGCAGACATTGTTGCTTACCTCGTGGAGAGAGCGAAGGCGATTGCTGAAGAACTGGGCAAGTCACCGAACTCGGCCGCCGTGATTGCACGCATAAAAGCAGAATCAAACCAAGCGCTTGTGGAAATGAGTGTCCTCAGACGGTTGGCTGCTAAAGCGAAAATGGATGCAGTTATTGAGCTGATCGAGCAGCACCTGGACGCGGACAAAAAGGTTGTGATCGCGGCGCATCACCGGGATATTGTGTCGGGACTCGCAGAGAGATTTGGCGGCTTACGTATCCAGGGCGGCATGGAGATCGAGGAAGTTGAGGAACATAAACGCCGGTTCCAGGAGGAATCGTGCGAAGAAGCTCCAGTTATTGTTCTTTCCATCCAAGCAGCTAAAACTGGGCACACTCTGACAGCAGCGCAAGACGTTGTGTTTGTTGAGCTTCCCTGGACACCCGCAGATATTGACCAGACATACAGCAGATGTCATAGACTCGGCCAAAAAGGGAGCGTAAGTGTTACTTATTTGTTGTGCGAAGGAACGATTGACGAAACCATGTACGATCTGATCGCCCGGAAACGCGGCGTTGTGAACGCGGCAACCGACGGCAGCAGTCCCGTGATCGAGTCCGTCGGCCAGTCGTTGATCGAGTTGTTTGCGCAACGTGGCCTGGGTGAACTAAGTTGATTTCGCCGGCTTCAAACCCTCATATCGGCCCTGCCTTATAAGCAGTAGAAACCGTAGCGGTGACAGGTGGGTTCAACTCCCACTGGGGGTACAAAACACATTCGCCCTCATAGCTCAGTTGGTTAGAGCATCGGACTCATAATCCGCGGGTCGCAGGTTCAAGTCCTGCTGAGGGCACAATTAATGGAAAAGTTTACTGAAACCCCCTTTTTGGGGTGAATATCTAACAATTTGTCAATAGTTATAACCCTTATCAGTAAAGGGTTACAGCACATATACACGGACTGGTGTGTATTCCGAATACACCAAACACCCCCCGATGCTAAACTTTATAGACACACCTAATACACCTAGAAAACACTTTGACCTACTCCTTTCGGCAAAGTGTTCATATCCGCCGAGCAAGGGAGAAAAAATGAAACACAAAACACTTACGGTTATTTCTTTATCTTTAGCCGCCTTGCTGCTGCAGCCGGCGATCGGATCCAAAGCCGAAGAAGTCCCGCCATCTACAACTATTAACGTATCAACCAACGTTGCCGTGCAAAACAAAGTGCACATAATGACAACAAACAGCATGCATCCAGAACTTGCTGCTCAACTGAAAACCCGCAAAGCTGGGTCAGTCAGATTCTGGGAAGCAGTTTCATGGTGTGAAACTAACCACAAATGGAATGACGGTGGTTACTTTTCTGGTGGACTAGGAATGGCCCAATCAGTTTGGGAAGGATACGGCGGTCGTCAGTTTGCTTCTCGCCCATCCAAAGCAACCAAGGAAGAACAAATCATTGTTGCTAACCGCATGGCTTTCTTTGGTTTTCAAACCAAGAACATATTCAGAACCCTTGATGACAAACTGAACAATAAGCCTTTCTTTCGTCCTGCTATCGGATGGCGTAGTTCAAGTAACTGGGGCAAGCAATGTGCGAACTGGAAAACACGCAAACCAGCACGAGATAGATACACCGAGGCAGGAATGGTTGAGTGGCTCAAGACCCGACCAGGATACAAAGCTACTTCGGGCAAGGTTTCCTCTCAAAGTATAAGCAGTACGCAAGTAAAAAGTTGCCCTCAATGGGAAGCGAAACTGAAAGCGCAGGGGCTTGTACCCGTAAAGAAGTTCTCTTACATTATGTGGAGAGAAAGTCGTTGCCTAGAAAAGATTGTTTCTAAACCGAACTCTAACGGAACAAGAGATTACGGACTACTACAAATTAACTCGTCGTGGAGAACAGTGACTAGGAAAGTATGCGGAGGAACAAACCTCAATGTTCTTCTTAACTCCAAGTGCAACCTCAAGGTAGCCAAGTATCTTTTTGATAACGGCGGGATGAATCACTGGTCTGCTACTTCAGGTCATTCCTGACCTTAGACGCTATTCGTTCTGATAAAGTTATCCGTAATTAGTTAAACTTAACGGAAGATCAAACATGGCTCACGAGTTAGAAATTAACGCAGACGGAACAGCAAGGTTCGCATATGCGGATCGTGAGATTCCTTGGCACCGTTTGGGCACACCTATGAAGGGTTTACAAACTCTTGATGCGATGCTTGAAGCAGCTCAAGCGAACTATTCTGTAAACCTTACAAAGATTGCTGTCATCAATGATGACGGAACACTTCTTCTTGACGCCAAGGGCAACCCAATCATTATTGAAGATAGTCGTGCAACGATACGAGACAACAAAGATGGAACCTATCGGTCGCTGGCTACTGTTGGAACTAGATACGAAGTGCGTCAAAACGAAGAAGTTATGGAACGCGCACTTGCTGTTATTGGTGCGTCAAGAGGTGAAGCAATCCTTGACACTTGCGGAGTATTGAAAGATGGAGCGAGGTTCTTTGCGACAATAGACCTCGGGTCTTTAGTTATTGACCCAATGGGTGTTGCCGACAAGATTGGAAGATACTTAGTCATCTCTACCGGTCATGATGGTGTGTGGCCTATTCGTTATGCGAACACGGATATTCGTGCAGTATGTAATAACACCGTTATCTTGGGTTTACAGAAAGCGGAGAGGGTATTCACTGCTCGTCACACTCGTAATGTTGACGCATCTCTAGAGGATGCACGCACGGCATTGAATGTTTCTATTGATTGGGCTACTGGGTTTAAAGCAGAAGCCGAGCGTATGTTGACCATTCCTGTTCCTTTGTCATCCAAGTCTCTTGACAGAGTTATTGATGCAGCTTTCCCACCAATGAAAAACGAAACAGATAGACAGCGACGCAACCGTCAAGACATTAACGGTGTTATCAGGAGTCTCTATGTAGGCAAAAGAAACGCCGGAGAGTACGGCTTCAATGGGTGGAGCGCTTACAACGCTGTAGGAGAATACCTAGACCATCACCGAGATAACGATAAAGCATCAATGGCAATCGCATCAATGGATGACACCTCGTGGGTTACAAGAAAGAAACTTGCTACACAAAAAGCAGTTTTATCACTCCTGTAGAGGTGTATCATTTAGTCACGGAGGATATGTATGCGTGACGATGATGATGATTTTTACGAAGAAGACGAGTACTACGTAGTAGGGCCGTTAGACCTTCCACTTATTGATCCAATTAATGCTAAAACCATTAGTCAATTCTTTATTGAGAGCGATAGAGAAGAACGAAAGATGATGTATGCCGTCAAGAACTTTGTTGACGACATGGATGACAGATACGCAGACAATGCACTCAATGGAATAATCAATTACATCCAACACAAAAAAGGTTGGGCGACTGAACTCATATTTGAGAGAGCAGAAGTTGACGAAGTATTGTTTAAGAGATATGACATATACGACGAATATGCATGGGAGAAGATTTTAGATAGCCATGCAATGTATTTGTTCAGAGAACGTATTTTTAAATTGAGTCGTATTTATCTAGATAATGCTGTTCATGAGGTGCTGGCGATGGAACAATCACGCACGTTTCCAAAGGGTGACCTTCAAGACTGACATGCTCAACGCTGTTGGGATCATAAAACGCCCCACACGCATCGCACTTTACTAAGTCTTTACGGTGAGCCATCCTAGTTACCCGTAGTCAATACAAGTTTGGCGGTCATAGAGCCATCATCGTTGACTTCAGTGACCTCAATACCTAGCGCTTGAATCACAGTATCGGCCAAGGCTCTGAAGTCGTCTAGTACCTCACCCTCACCATCGCCCTTTTCGTCATCTGTCAATAAACCCAGGAACTCGTTGACTAGATGCTTATGGACTGCAAGTCGTGCCTCATATGTATTCATATTTACCATGTTGACATTTGTATCACATGACGCTATTATCTATCAGGAACACACCCGTGTTCAATACCGAGGAGAAACCTTAAATATGTCAGCAT